GGAGTTTGAAAAGGCCAAGAAGCTGCAGATTGAACGCCTTGCAACAGAAGGCAAATATGTCGAGGTTGATGAGGTTAAACCTGCAGTTGATCGTGCCATGGCAACGATCCGAAAAGGGGTAATGGCAATACCGACAAAACTGAAAGCGGTATGCCATGACTTGACATTGGAACAGCAGTCGGTCCTTGACCGACTATGCCGTGAAGCTCTCGACAAAGTGGTGATTGATTATGCCGATCCAGAGTGCGAATGACCTGCTGCTGGAATCACTGCAGCTACTGAAGCCACCCCCGAATCTAACGATGAGCCAATGGGCTGATCGTTACTTTGAGGTGAGCAAGGGCGGGAGCATGGGCAAGTGGACAACACGCCCATATCAGCGCGAGATTCTTGACTGCTGGACGGATCCACTTGTGTGGCGTACATCTATTATGAAATCAGCGAGGGTGGGATGCACAACCCTGCTCAACATTTCAGAGTGTTTTCACATCCACTGGGATCCGTGTGATAGCTGCACAGTGCAGCCGACAACAGGTTACGCGGAGAAGTATAGCCGGGATACGTTCAACAAAATCATCGAGAGCGTTCCTGTGATGCGCGAGATTTTCAGCAAGGCAAAATACCGGGATGGCACAAACTCAATTCTTGAAAAATATATTAATGGCGCGTCGCTGTCGTTCCTTGGAGCCAATAGCCCCAATGGTTTTCGCGGCTGGACGTACCGGGTGGCGCGGGCTGATGAGGTGGACGGCTACGTGTCCAGTGGCGCCGGGAATGAAGGCGACCAAATTGAGCTGCTGCTTAATCGCACGATTGACTATCACAACCGATGCTTTATTGATTTGAGCACGCCGACGATTGAGGGATACAGCAGGATTGAGAAGTCCTTCAAGCAAGGCGACCAGCGACATCGTTATTTGCCATGCCCGCATTGTGGCCACATGCAACTACTGAAGGCTGATGCGTTTACACCTGGCGCAAAGAAGGATGTTCCTGGTGGATTCTGGTGGGAGCCAGGCAAGCCGTCGTCAGTTGTATATATCTGTGAATCCTGCGATAAGCCGATTCAGCACCAGCAGAAGTTTGAAATGGACCGCAATGGCGAGTGGCGACCAACTGCGCCCGCGAACATTGCACCAGATGGCCGCGAACATCGAAGTTACTTTATCTGGGCGGCGTTGAGCTACCAGGCGAATGCCAGCTGGGCTCATATTGTTGAGGCGTACGAAAAGACTTACGATTCAGCACAGCAGATTCAGGTCTTTATCAATACTTGGCTTGGCCAGACGTATAAGGAGGATGCTGCAATCAGGATCAGCGCCGAGGGCTTAATGGGGCGCCGTGATGCTTACAAAGCCGGTACTGTTCCTGATGGCGTGTTAATGATAACAGTTGGAATTGACATGCAGGATAATCGAGCAGAGATCAGTGTTTGGGGCTGGGGTCGATCACTGGTGGTTGAGGGCATGGAAAGCGAAGCCGAGGGATGGCTGATCGAACACATCGTTATTCAGCAGCCGTATAACTCCAGCGAGCTGTATGCGCAGATCGACAACGTGATTGATACTGGATGCAAGCTGTCGAATGGGTACGTGATGCGACCGACCGTCGTTGCGATTGACTCAAGCGACGGAGATCACACACCTTACGTGTATGACTATGCGCGCCTGCGAACGGCAAAGGGTGTCATTCCGATCAAGGGCGTTGCAACTAACGGTAAACCGCCGATCGGAAAGGGTACTCGGGCCGAGTTTACGATCAAAAATAAGCCGAAAAGGTCAGCCGTCGAAATGTTCCAGGTTGGCACTGATGTAATCAAGACACGCCTGATGGCAAGGTTACGCCGCGATCAGGTATCAGGCCCTGGCGCGCTTCATTTTCCAGCTGATACCACCGAAGAGTATTTCGTTCAGCTGGTGTCGGAGCGCAGGCACAGCTATGTGCAGCAGGGGCAGCCGAAGTTTAGATGGGTGCGTAAACCTGGCACAAAAGCAGAGGCATTGGACTGCGCAGTGTATGCCTATGCAGGACTGCATCACGCCTACAAGCGGTTCAACATGCGCACGATCTGGGACCAGTTGGAGCAAAAGATCCAGGCGGGCAATGCGCCGTCTGCCCCTGCTGCACCCGCTGGCTTCAACCTGCTCAATAAGTAGCCTTGACCATGGCCACAATCCCATCCGAGTTCAGGGCTGGTGATTTCGTCACATGGACGGAGACGGATGCCCCTGCTGGTACGACGGCGATCACGGCGTATCTGCGTACTAGGGCAGCATCTGGCGCTGCCGTGACCGCTACGGCCAACGGTGACGGCACTTTTACGTTTTCAATCAGCGCTGGCGTTACAAGTGGCCTGCAGGCAGGACAGTACCTGGCGCAGTTTCTTGCCACGGTGTCGGGGCAGCCGCAGACGTACCGAGAGGCGCGGTTTGCAGTGCTGCCGTCGCTGGCGTTTACGGGAGCTGCGACAAGCGTTGACCTTCGCACGCAGGCCGAAAAGGACTTAGCAGCGGTTGAAGAAGCGATTCGCGCACTAATTGCTGGAGCACAGGAATACAGAATCGGCACTGGCACTGGTAACGGCGGCCGAATGGTCCGCAAGGCTGATTTGGCGACATTGATTGAGTGGCGCGATCGGCTGCGTGCTGATGTTGTGAAAGAGCAGCAAGCGGATGATATTGCAAACGGGAAGGGAAATCCAAATAGGCTTTATGTTCGATTCATGCCGAGTTGACAAGCATGGGACTTCGTACTTGGCTGCGCAATAAGGTACGACGACCTAAGGCGTCGTTTGAAGCTGCTCGCACGAATCGGCTGAATGCTGATTTTCTGCGTCCGCAGGTGAGTGCAGACGCCTCGTTGGTTGGCGATTTGGCAGCACTGCGCAATGCTGCCCGAGCGCTCGCGAGGGACAACCCGCACGCGCGAGAGATCATCAGGACTTACAAGGTCAACGTGATCGGGCATCGCGGCATTCAGCTGCAGCCGCAGATCAAGATGCTCAACAGCGATGAGCTGGATGAACGCCGCAACCGCATGGTGCTTGATGAGTGGCAGCGGTGGTGCAGGGCTGATTCGTGTGATGTAGCAGGCCGGAACTCGTTTCATGGGTTTGAGCTTGCAGTGCCCGGCGCGTGGTGCGAGTCGGGTGAAGTGTTTTTTAGGTTTGTGCGTCGCCCATTTGGTCGCAGCCGGGTTCCGTTGGCTTTGGAGATGATCGAAGCCGACATGCTTGATGAACACGCTTCCGGTCCATCAGACAGGCCGGGGCACACATGGAGGCTTGGAATCGAAAGTGATGAATGGGGGCGTCCGACGAGATATAAATTCCTGGCTCGGCACCCTGGCGATATGCAGCTTGCTAGCCGTGCTTCAGCATCCACACACATTATCGTGGATGCAGCAGACATTATTCACTGCTACGGCCTCGCTCAGCGAGTCGGTCAAACTCGCTTCGAGCCGCTGCTCACGCCGATAATCACGCAGTCGCAGGCGCTTCGTGAGTACCAGAAGTCGCATCTGACGCGGAAACGTGTTCAGGCTAACGCGCTGGGTTGGATTACGTCGCCAGAAGGGCTTGAAGGCGATGCAGTAATTGACGATCGCCGGGTTGTTGACTCATCTGCGGGCCAGTGGTATCGCCTAAACCCTGGTGAAACGCCTGTCGCTCCCGATCTTGGCCCTGAGGACACTTCATACGCGGAGGTTGTCAAGGACAATCTTCGCACTCAGGCTGTAGGCGTTGGCGTGAACTATTCCACGCTCAGCGGAGACTTCTCTGCGGGCAGCTACGCTAGCTTGAGAATCTCGGTCTTCGAGAACCGCGACTACTGGCGGATACTTCATACTGCAATAATAGAACAGTTTCACCAACGCGTATTCCAAGAATGGATGAATGCAGCAGTGCTGTCTGGCGCCTTGCCATCACCCACTTTTGATCGGTACTGGTCAGACCCTGAACGCTATAATTACCCGACCTGGCTGAGTCGCAGCTGGGGTTTGTTGGATGTATCAAAAGACATCGACGCATACAGGCGGGCCCGCGAGCTGCAACTTGAATCGCACAGCGAACAGGTCGCAAACTTCACGGGCGGTGATTATCGACGGACCATGGAGCAGATTGCGGCGGAAGTTAAATACAAGCGGGAGATTGGGTTGTTGTCCCCGCTAGACGATCCGCAGCAACCGCAATAAATAGCCTTTAGCTTGAATTGCTAGCTCGTAATGGCAAAACGCGACCGAGCGCAGCGACCGGCAGCCGATCAGTCGGCCGCGCCGGTTGCCGTGCCGAATATGGGTGTTCGGCTGGACACGTCCGACAACGGTAATACCGCAACGATCAGCCTGATGGGCGAGATCGGGCGGGATGTAACCGTTGATGAGGTTGACGCAGCGCTGGCAGCGGCAAAAGGTGTGCCCGTTGAGGTCAACATCTTTTCGTACGGTGGCGATGCGATGGCGGGTCTGGCTATCTACCAGATGCTGAAATCGCACGATGCCCCTGTTGCCACAAATGTGCTCGGCGTTGCCGCCTCGGCTGGCAGCGTGATTGCGATGGCCGGTGGCAAGCGTGTGGTGCCCGAGAACGCCTGCCTGATGGTGCATCAAGCGTGGGGTGTCACCATGGGCAACGCTGACGATCATCGTCAATCGGCAGACATGCTGGAGGGTGTCACTGAGGCGTATGTGCGCACGTATGCCGCCGCTACCGGGATGACCGCCGACGAGGTGCGGCCTTATGTGCAGGAGGAGCGTTGGCTCTACGGAAGCGAGGCAAAGGCGCT